ATTATACGAGAATATTCAGACTTCCCGTGTGTCTCGACTTCGGCACTGAAGGTCTTGCTGCTACCCCAATAAGTCTTCCAGTCGCTTTCTGTTGTGGTTCGGCGCTTGGCTTTCTTGTTTGCTTTTCGTTTTGATTCGAAATATTTACGCCCAAGATACTTTCGACCTGTCTCGTTGTGGACGATAAGATAACAAAATCCTGCGGCACCGTTGATATCGTCATCGGTGAAGAGTACTCCGTTGAATGTCCATTGCGGTTCTTCCATACATTATATAGTTACTCATCATCGGCATCTTCCTCATCATCAACATCGACGGTTATATCTTCACCGCAGAATGGACAGTATGCTGCTTCATCTCCTACCATATCTTCTTCATATGTAAGTAGAAACTCCGATTCACAACAGTCGCAACATACTTCAATTTTGATTTTACTCATTTGGTGGTTCCTCTATGCCCATACTTCACCCCAATCTCCTGATAATGCGCCTTTAGCGTAGTCTGTTGCCCGGTTCTCAAAGAAGTTAGTATGAATTGGTGCGTTGATCATTTCCTCCACCCACGGCAGAGGATTCTTCTTTACTTTGAAAATACCCTTCATTCCCATAGAAATCAATCGCCGATCAGCAATATAACGAATATACTGCTTCACTTGATCAGAAGTAAGATCGGGCATATCACCCAATGAAAACGCAAGGTCAATAAACTTATCTTCAAGTTCTACCATCTTAGTAGCAATTGTATATATCTTACCTTTTAGTTCATCATTCCAAATTTCGCGATTCTCTTCGATATACGTGCGAAACAACTTAATCATAGATTCAGCATGCATAGTTTCATCGACAATAGACCATGTGACAATCTGACCCATACCTCTCATTAATCCATGCCGAGGAAAGTTCAAAAGCATAATGAATGAAGAGAACAATTGCATACCTTCTGTAAATGCTGAAAAGGTTGCGATATTTGTTGCTGTTGATTCAAGTGAACCATCTTCGGCAGAAACTTCGAGGATATATTCGTGCTTCTCGCGCATCTCATCATATTCCAGAAACTCGTTATATGTCGATTCTGGCATACCCAGAGTTTCAATAAGGTGGGAGTACGCAGCAATGTGGAGTGCCTCACGCGCGGCAAACCCAAGGAGCATCATACGAACTTCTGGTTGTGGGAAATGCGGTAGATAGTTCTTTACATACCCACCAGCAACGTCGATATCACCTTGTGTAAAGAATCGGAAGATATTAGTCAAAAAATGTTTCTGTTCTTTTGTAAGTTTATTCTTCCAGTTCTTCACATCTTCATTCATAGGAACTTCTGAGTGAAGCCAGTGACTTTGTTCGTGTTTTAACCAAGCATCGTAGGCCCAAGCATAGTTGAATGGCTTGAAGTAATGCCGTTCTTCTGTAAGATTATTTTTTCGCTTTATCATATCACCCCTCACATGCTAAACATTCTTCGCCATTGACAATTGCGTGTAAATCAATCTCCTGAATGATGTTACGCTCAATTTTTTTAGATACTTTGTCTGCCTTGGCTAACTTTTCCGAACGACAATAATACAAAGTCTTTAGGCCAAGTTTCCATGCCATAAAGTGAACGGCGTGTAGATATTTGATATGAGTATTTGGACGAAAGAATACATTGAGACTTTGTGATTGATCAATAAACTTCTGTCTGTCAGCAGCATGTTCGATAATCCACCTCTGATCGATTTCCATCGAAGTCTTATATACATCACGCGTGTACTCATCAAAAAAGTCTAAGTGTTGGGCTGACCCATCGTTAGCAATAATAGAAGACCAAATTTCATCGTAATTAAGTTTCTTGTTGTCTTCGCAATGTTTACGGATTAACTTATCAAGATACTTATTCTTGTTTAGATGTGCGCCAGAAAGCGTGTCCTGACGATATGCGTTTGCGCGAAAAGGTTCGATTGATGGCGAAGTATTGCCCATGATAATAGACGAAGAAGCATTTGGCGCAATAGACATAAGATGGCAGAATCGTTTACCAGTCCCTGCTGCGTCTGGTGCTTCACCACGTTCGGTGCCAAGTTCAAGATTGGCTTTGTCTAAGCCTTCACGAATATGTTTAAATATACGCATGTTTGCAGATTTCGCAAGCGCACTTTCCCAAGGAACATTTTGCTTCTGTAAATACGCATGAAATCCCAATGCGCCAACACCAATAGAGCGTTCGCGTTTGGCTGAGAAGATAGCCCGCTTTACTGCTTTTGGTGCGTTATCAATAAAGTTCTGAAGCACATTATCAAGCATTTCAGCGATATCACGAAGGATCATAGGGTCTTTTTTCCACTCATCAAAGTATTCAATATTAAGTGATGATAGGCAGCAAACTGCTGTGCGATCCTTATCTGTCGGAAGAACAATCTCAGAGCAAAGATTTGACTGGCGAATCTTTAGCCCAAGTTTCTTTTGAGATTCATTCATAAATCTATTCGAGGTATCGATGAAATGTAGATAGGGTTCGCCTGTCTGCATACGCAATTCCATAATACGCTGCCACATCTCTTTAGCAGATACAGTTTCGCGAATCTCATTATTGTGTGGATCCCGAAGATGCCAATCGTCATTTGCTTCTGGGTCGAGCATACACCGTTCGATGATATTCATAAAATCGTCTGTGATATTGATACCATGGTGTAGATTTAGACATCTTATATTCTGATCACCAGTTCCACGCCGCATCTCTAAAAACATAGAAATATCAGGATGATTAATATCAAGATAGGCAGCATATGAACCGCGCCGAGTACTACCCTGACGATACGCAAGACAAGATGCGTCATAAGTTCTAAGATGAGCCATAACACCAACAGATTTATCATCCGCAGAGCGAATACCTACACCAATGCCGATACCCCCGCCGAGCATCGATAACCAGTTGACTTCGGATTGACATTCAACTAGCCCCTCAGCGGAATCGTGAAGATACGGCAAGAAACAAGAAATAGGCAGCCCTCTCTTTGTTCGCCCATAAGCAAGAACAGGTGTTGCATACGAAAGCCAATGTTTTGACGAATATTCGTAGAGACGTTGAGCGTGGTCCGGGTTACTCGCAAACGCAGAACTTACAAAAGCAAACCGTTCCTGTGGGGACTTTTCATCATCGCGCATATATGATTCGCGAAGTCGCTTTATACCAAGTTCATCAAACAGATTGTCTCGCGTGTAGTCTACCTTAACGCCGTGAACTATAGTATTATCTTTCGTCATTATTGTTATTTCCCCTTCTTATAAAACGCATTTCCCCAATTCGCCCAAGTCATATCCTTTTTTATCAGGACAAAATCTCTACTGATCAAAAAATCATTAACTTCGGCAAACAACGCGCAGTCTTCATATAATACATCATCATACACTTCAACAATTATATAATCAATATGTTTTAAAGTATTTTCGGCTCCTCTTAAAACATTCAACTCATATCCTTGAGTATCTATAATCAAAAAGTTACACGGTTCACATGAAGCAAATGTGTCAAGTGGATATTGTTGAACTGTGATACTAGTTTTAAAATCTATATGATGTCTGTCTTCTAATAGTTTAGTTGTCTTCAATATACTGCTTGAGTTTCCTTCATTTGATGCAATGTATAAAGTTACAGTATTTGTATTTGCTCCAATAGCGCACTCATGAACAGTTACATTTTCGTCAATAACATTATTACGAATATGATCACAATATTTAGGTATAGGTTCAAAGAAAACAATAGGAACGTTTAATGGCTCATAAGACGAATATTCTTGTCCAATATTCGCTCCTACATGAACTATTCCAGTTACTATCATATCGGACTTATAATAGTCTTTAAATGATGTAGATGCCATTAGATAGTCGCAATTAAAGGAAATATTGTTGCTATCTGTTTCGCACACTCTGTTGCTATATGCCTATGTTCCTTCTGCGTCTCTGATCCAGTTCGTAGTTGTATATAATGCACCCAACTGCGTAGAGTTCCATTCATATACATTTTACTTACAGTCAATCCCTCTGGCAAAACGGCTCGTGCTTGTTCTTTTGCGATGCCGTTTTCGATAGCCCATTTGTATGTATCAGTGGCAAGATTACGAACAGCGGCCTGTTTTCTGCTCCAATCTGTTATGACATCACATAATGTTGGATTATCTTGAATACTTGGATCATTCTCAATATCAATTGAGTTCTGGCGATTCTTAGTGTCTTGAAGTCTCGCTTCTCGAATAACGAAATCTAAATCTTTTGTCGGGTCTGCATATCGTTGACTGAACTCCTGAAAGGAAAATGATCTATGGCGAAGTATTTGCCTAGCAATATCCCTTGTGGTAGTAATCTCTAGACATGCGCTAACCATCTCTAGAGGACTCCAGTGTTGGTGATCAACAAGATATTTTATTAGTTTATCAGATGTATCACTATTAAACTGGTTAGATGGGTTAGACACTCGCGCACAGAAAGCAATAAGATCCTGAACGTTCTCTAAATCTTCTTCAAATATTTCAGAAGGTTTAGAGTATGAGACTAACCGCACACAGTTTTGCTGACTTACTAACATTTTTTCCAATCTCTGATTGCGAGTTTCAACGGAAGAGACTTATGTGTATTTGTATATAGTATTGTTGAGATTTCTTCTTTTGTCTTACCAGACACTATTGCTTCGTTTATGTCTTTGTATTGCCAAGTTTTAGGCCATATTACCAACCTATATCCATAGTTAATCATTTTCTCCATAATATTAACAATTTGTTTATTTCTGGGTTCATTATCAAACACAAGGATTAACTGATCTTTTGTAAATAGATTTATCGCACGTTGCAGATCAGAGCCGCCGACTGCGAGCGCGTTGCTTACAAACATACTATCGAACGCACCTTCTACTACATATATATCTTTTGTCGTGTCTATGTCTTTTAGTCCATACATCATGGGAAACTCGCTAAGTCTTACATTGATGTATCGCTTCTTACTATTACCAAGAGCGCGCCCAGTCACGCCAGATAGACTACCCAGTTTATCGTAATATGGAACTATTAATCGTTCTTCAGATAATAGTCTATCTTTATATGCGGGATTGAGTTGTTCCAACATTCGCATATCTTTTGCGTAATATAAATCAACATATCTGTCTGTTGGAATCTTTCGCGATTTTACATATTCAATGACGCGATGATCTGCACTTAACTTATTTAATGATATAAGCCCAACACTTTCTAATGTAGAAGTGACGGTTGGTTGAATAACAGTCGATTCTGTTAGTGTAAAGATTACGTTTGATTGTTGCTGTTGTGAAAACTTTTCCAACTTATACGCTTTTCCAAGAGAAAGATCGATGTGATCTAATAACTTAGAAAATGAAGTTGATAACCCACAGTTATGACATTTAAATGCCAAATGATCTTTATTTTCATAAAGATAACCACGCGTTTTACTCTTATCTTTTTGTGAATCGCCACAGAAGGGACACCGAAAAACATAAAGTTTATCGTTCTTCTTCTTGAACCGATCTAACCGCAAAGATAAGAGACCCGCAAACTTATGATCTACCCACATGCTCATTATGTAATAATACCACAGTAGAATCAGATTGTCAAGACTAATGTAACAACTTTTCAATCATTGGCAACTTTGCCAGTAGGAAACCAATGGTTATTGCGCCACCAACGACAAAATATTTCCACTTTTCAAGTTTGTTTACTGTTTCTGATAGTTTATCTATCTTGGCAACAACTTCTTTTATGGAGTCTTTGATTTCTTGCTGCATCTCTTCTCGTGTCTGTGTTATTCGGTTTTGAACTATCTCATATTTATCCGAATTTTCACGCCTACGTTCTTCCATAAGTGTAATAAAATGTTTCGTCAATTCTTCTTGTTGTTCTAATCTATTTTCATGAACAGCAAGCATTCGATTTATACCACCGGATACTTCAGTTAATTTTTCGATAGT